ATCAAATGCAATAATTAACTTGTCTGCACGACGCATAAGATCTACTTGATCCTGGCTAATAGATGCACCAAAGGTTGAGACACCACCTTGAATTCCCAATGACGATAGTTTTACTACGTCTAACGGAGACTCAACTATGATCATAGTGCCACTGCTCCACACATCCAAACCAAATAAAGTTTTAGATTTCTGCACGCCTGTAGGACGGTTGCGGAAGTAACGGTTGACTTGACCCTTCTCTTGCCAGCCCATAAGCTTATTGTTTTGCGGGTTACGGATAGGTGTGATCCAACCCTGCTGCTTAGCATCCCATTTAACTGAGTGCTTTATGCAAGCCTCTGCGGTTAAGTCCCTAGCAGATAACGCCCAATCAGGAGGTACTCCGTCGAAAATCGCCAGACGTGCCTCACTCATCTCAATCAAAGGCTGTACTGGGATGTAAGTGTTCTTAGCTTCTTCTAACTGCTTTGCTATAAGTTCAAAGTTAACCTCGATGTTCTGACGTAACCAGTCCTTGGCTGCCTCAAAGTCAAGTCGACCCCACTGAGTTTCAAACTCGTTAATCTCTGCAACAAGAGTAAGCAGAGTGCCCCGGTATCCACACGAGAAGCAATGGTGGACACCGGTCTCTACATTCATTGACCATGAGGGACGAGAGTCTGGACGACCAGTACGTTCTAAGTGCATAGGACATAGACCAAGCAACTCATCGTTGCGTTGATCTACTTCAATGCCAAGTCTTAGTAGTACAGACTCTACGTCGCCCTCACGGTACATGTTAGTCCTCTTCTTCGTACTCTGCTTTTGGTCGGTCATCCATCATTACGTAATCTTCTGGCATGTCAACAAGTGTTGGTGCTGTAGCTTTAGTGCCACACTCTGAACACTCCATGTCTAAGAAGTACATTGAGATTTCATAGTCCTGGAACATAGCCTTAACGTCCCAAAGTGTTGACCCGCAAGGACAAACGTGAGTTGGTTCTCCACGTACATCCATTGCATTTGTGTAATCAGGTTTTAAATCGCTGATGTTTTTAATAGTCGTTTCCTTTCCTGCGGTGTGGTTCCTGCCCAGATGCCCTCTAGGTTTGGGATCTGTACTGCGTATTCAAAACATTCTTTTTTCATCCAACAATCTCCACAAATTTCTTTAGCAATTTGCACTGCCTTATGGTTTGTGTATTTCTCTGGAAAAAAAAGATCTGGGTTTTCTCCAGCGCATAGCTGAGTTCCGTTAAAAGGGTTTGATTGGAGTGCCAAAGGTTCCATACTCTTCAAACTTCCCTTCTTCCCAGTCCCATAAAAGATCGCTAGTTGCTGGGCCACAGTTACGGCTTGCAACAATACGAAGTTCACGAGATGAATCATCTTCTTCATCTTGTTTTTGAAGACCCAAAATAACATCGGAGTCTTGGAAGAACGAGGATGAATACCCAATCGCATCTGCAGATACCTGGCGCTTCTTCATCTTCCAAAGAAGAACCTGAGTAGACACCACAATTGGAATGTTAGCTTTTTGTGCCAGACGTTTTAGATTACGAGTGATGCTTGTCAAAGCCTGTGGAGTATTAGACTCGCCACTTGCCTCATCAACCATAAGGTACACACCGTCAACAAATACGATATCTGGTTTGATCTTTTCAATCTTTGCAGCCAAACCTGTAACGGTCATGGCAGAGGTACTATCAGTAAGATAAAACTTCTGCATAGTCTCCATACGTTCTAGAGTTTCTTTGTACCGGCGTTCTTCTTCTAGGTTTAGATTGCCTCGTACTAAACGAGAGTGGGCAATCTTGGCACGCATTGCATCGTGACGATGCTGCTGCTCAATGTTGCTCATTTCAAAAGACTGGAACATAGGAACGTGCCCATCTTCGTGCACGTTAACTGCAATCTGCATAGCAAGGACAGACTTACCTGTCTTAGGTGGGGCAATGATTGTAATAAGCTGGCCGTTCTGCAATCCAGCGGTAGCCTCATCAATAGTTCTAAACCCGGTGCGATAACCAAGTAAGGCGCCATCACGAGTTTTAATGTCTAAGTATTCTTGAAAACGTTTTTCTGGATCCTTAGTAAGATCCACGTCGCTAGATTGGGCAGCACCCTCATCATAGATAGTTGCAACACCAGAGCTCATCTCTGCAATCGCACCGTCGTGATTACCGGAGGCAATCATCTCAGCAGCAATCTGAACTACCTCAATAGTTTTCTGACGCCTACGATATTCAACTAGTTGATCTACTAAGTACTCTAAAGAATCATCTACAGCAAGCAAACGATAGGTAGGGAAGTTATCTTTAACCGTTACTGCACTTGGGATCTCTTGGTAGCGAGTCCAGTGGGTACGGATAAACTTCCAGACAGCACGGTTCTCATCTACAAAGAACCAACTATCTTCTACACCCTTTTCTAAGGCAGGGATAATTTCCCGAGTCCTTACGACCCGAGATATTAATCTCTCTTCATTATCTGCTGCCACCGGCTGCCCCCATATCTAAATACCAATGCCCGTAACGTAGCCCACGTTCGGGTATATCAATCACATGCTTTAGCTCTGGTCTATAAGGTAACTCTGCAACAAGATCTGCAGGAACTCTATAGGCCTTTGAATAATTAAATGGGTTTGTTCCAAGATTGTCAAGATCTTCTAGAACCTCGTCCATCTCTTTTTGAGAAAACCCGTACCCTACTAATTCTAACGTGTAGGAGTATGTTTCTGCAAATCGCCAAAATAAAGAGAGCGACTGTCTATTGTACGTAACTTCTTCACCACTGACCGCCACACCAAATACCTTTTTAAATGTGGGCCTGCGATTAAGAATACAGTCCAAAGTAACCACAACCCGCATAGGAGTTTCATTTGAAATATCGCCCCCTCTCACAGTTACAGTACTTCGATCTTGCCGTACTTCAATAGAAAGTCTCTAAACATAATCGGATCTAAACTTGCAATTGCAGCATCCTGTTGCGGAGCTTTGCTAGATATTTCTACAGGGTAAACTCCAGAGTTGTTCTTCATCTTTTCTGAAACGTATCGGGTGTGCTTGCACATGCTACGGGCACTAAAGCCTTCGCAATTACAGCGCAACTTTTTGTTATCTATATTGATCCAAACCTCGTGTGGTCCAGAGTCAGACAAAAATAACTGCGTAACTTGCCATGTACTCATAGTAGTTTCCTTCATCCTCGTCTGTCCCCCTGTTTTGCTTCTACCTCGATTGGTATAAACGCTTCCATAGCAAAGCTTCCCATAGGCGAACCATAAACACTTCCCCAATTCTCAAGAGGAACGTTTGTAGTTACAATCGTTGGAAGCCCTGCGTTAAATCTTGAACGTAGTAGTGCATCAAATGTATTCTCTGCCCAACCTGATGCAGTTCTATATTCCTTACCGATATCATCTAGAACAAAAACTCTTACATTATTCATTCTATCCGAGTCACCATATATGCCGTCAAGTAAGATTTGAGTTGCCTCATCCTCGTCAGAGAACTGGGACTTCTGTAGCCTCAAAAGCTTTGGATAGTCCATAAACCCGCCTATGCGTTTTGGATAGCCTCCAGGGATACCTAAGACGTCTGCTGGAATGCCTCTAATAAGGCTCTGCAGGGCCGTAGAAGCCATTGTAGTCTTTCCGTGACCTGGATTACCCACCAGCATGATTCCAAGTCCGCAGGACGGTGATCCGGCCTTTTGGATGATCTCACCATTGATAACTCTGGCTACCCATTTCTTGACTGATTCAAGAGCGGGTGTGGGATCCAAATCGGAGAACTCTTTCCCAATGGTTTTCATTGGAAGACCACACTGTACGATTTGTTTCCGGATGCTTGGAGCTTCTTTAGACAAGTCGTACATTATTCTCCCTCTAGTAGTCGCATCATTTTTTCTTGATGTGCTTTAAATTTATCTGTTGAGTATGTTGGTTGCTCTGGCTTCTTAACAATTCCCTGAATCGTTGGGTAGTATGAAAAGAATCTTTGCCATAGTGGCTTACCGATACCAAGGTCGTTTAGGTTACGCGGATCTGCAAAGAACATACGCATAGCCTTTAAAAGTTCATAACGCTGTGTTCCTTCTCCAACTTGCTTGTTAAGCCAGGTTGCTAGATACTTAGCGTTAACTTGGCTAGAAGTATTAGGAGCAGCCTTCTCAACTAGGTCGTAGAACTCTGCAATCAAGTCTGTGGTAGACCAAAGCTCTTCTGGAGTATTGATCCTATCCTTACTATCACGCTGAGCCTT